ACATTTACCTGCAACAGCGTAATTACTGTAGCAGTATCATAAGGAGAACTAATGGCAAAGCTAAAGATAACAAGGGCTAACGGAGAAGTATCTGAACATAAGATTACTCCGGGTGTTGAGTACGCTTTCGAGTTAAAGTATGGCGCAGGAATCTCAAAGGTCCTACGTGATCACGAACGGCAAACGGAGATCTACTTCCTTGCTCACGAGTGCTTACGTAGGGCTAATGTGGTCGTGCCAGTCTTCGGCCTAGAGTTTATTGATTCTCTAGATACCGTTGAAGTATTGGATGAAGAAAAAAAATAACACAGCGTGATTCGATAATCTATACGATAGCCAGTCTTTCGGTAGAGACAGGAATTGCGCCCCAGGCTTTTATAGACATGGATTCGGAGATGCTTAGGGCAATAGTCCAGGTGTTATCGGATCGAGCTAAGGAGATCAAAAATGCCAGTAAACGTAACAGGCATTAAAGAGATGAAAAAAGCCTTAGGTGAAGTAGATAAAGATTTATTAAAAGACGTGCAAGCACAAATCAGAGTAGCCATGTTGCCTATTAGAGATAAGGCAAGAAGCTACGCTCCACAAGATTCAGAAGTGTTATCAGGCTGGACTAAATCAGCTGGTATTACCGGACCAATGAAGTACCGCACATTTCCTAAATACAACCATGCTCGGGTAGTAGAAGGAATTAAATATAGTGCCGGTAGGAATAAACGTAATAAGGGTGGCTGGGCTGCTAGTAACTATGTATCTAATATAAGCGCACCAGGTGCTATCTATGAAACTGCTGGCCGTAAATCAGGTCCAGGTGGCGCACCTTGGATAGGTAGAGACGTAAGCAATACAGATAAAAGCATTTCTCATTCAAATAACCCTAGAGCAGGCGCACAATTTATTGCAGCTGCTGGCCCATTGGCTAACGCCAGACCACAGGGTATGGTCGGTAATAACAGAGGTTATAAGCAAAAAGGCAGATTAATATTTAGAGCTGCATCAGAAGAGCAGGGCAAGGCCATGTCTCATATATTAAAAGCATTAGACCAGACTGCCGCTAAATTTGTTAAGCGCACAGAGATTAGAAAGGCAGTAAATGGCTAACTTAATTTTTTCGATCTTATCTGAATATAATGGCAAAGGACTTGCTAAAGGTAAGAAAGATTTAACTGCCTTTGAGAAGCAAACCAAGCAATTGGGTAAGACATTTGCTAAGTATCTAGGTGCTGCTGCATTAGCAAAGTTTGGCAAGAATGCAGTGATGGCATTTGCAGCTGATGAGAAGGCCGCTAAATCTTTAGAATTACAATTAAAGAATACTGGCTACGCATTCTCTAGTCCAGACGTTGAATACTACATAGCCAATCTACAGAAGTTATATGGCGTACTAGATGATGAATTGCGCCCGGCATTCCAGACATTACTTACAGCTAGCGGATCTATAACTAAAAGCCAGCAAGCCTTATCTACTGCCTTGAACGTATCAGCTGCCACTGGCAAGAGCGTTCAAGAAGTCAGCGCAGCCCTGGCTAAAGGTTATTCAGGTCAGACAACAGCCCTAACTAGATTAGGCGCAGGATTAAGTAAGGCCACACTAGCTACTGGCAACATGGATAAGATCATGGCTGAACTAGATGCAAAGTTTACTGGTCAGGCTGCCGCTAGATTAGATACTTATGCAGGCAAGATGGATCAACTCAAAGTAGCCAGTGCTAATGCAAGTGAAATTATTGGTAAAGGCTTATTAGATGCTTTAGGAAAATTGAGTGGTGATACAACTTTAGTTACATTGACTTCACAGATTGAAGGTTTAGCAAATGCTGTAGCCAAGTTAATAAGTGGTGTAGGTAGATTTGCAGCAACCTTAAAACCTGGCAACGTAGTCAAAGTTAATGGCGAATGGCGATTAAAATCAGAAATACCTAAATCTAACTTTTCTTACAGTTTAGGTTCAGGTGCTGGTGCTGAGTTAGCCAAGATTCAAGAAAAAAAGAAGATTAAAGAAGCTGTTGCATTACGTACTCAAGAAAATAATTTATTAAAGGCTAAGACTGCCGTAGATGCTTTGAGAGACAAGTTTGATCTAGAGCGTATAGGTTTAACTGCTGCCCTTAATGCTGCAACCGATGAAGAAACTAAACTACGCATTAGAGCTCAATTAGCCATTTTAGATAATAACGAGGCTTTGGCTAAAAAAATATTGGCAGAAATGGCAGCTGCAGAAGCCGCTAAAAAAATGGCAGAAGATATGGCAAAAAGTGCTGCTGCATTAGAGGCAGCTTTTAGAGCAACTATTGAACGACTAGCCATTTATGATCCAGTCCGCAACATAGCACCAGGTCAAACTGGCGGAATATCAAATGTGCCTTCTACGCCATTTACTCCATTTGGTCAAGCAGGTGGTAACACTGGGCCTATTAACGCAACGCCAGTAAATGTAACTTTAGAATTAGCTCCTAACGCTGGAGAGTTTGGCCAGTTAATTTACAATTCATTTTTGATGAACCAGAAGAACGGATTGACCCAGACAGTTAATGGCGGCATAGGGTGACCTTACCTGTAATTAACGCCATAATTAACTTTTCTACTGGCCCTTCATTTGCCCAAGCATTTATATTAGATCAAGGCATATTAGATACAAACATATTATCGGGCAGTGGTTATGTAGTAGTCGATGTATCAGATCAAGTTAATTACGTTCAAACTAGAAGAGGTCGTAACGCGCTATCTGATGAGTTTCAGACTGGTAATTTAACTCTACGCATAATAGATCAAAATGGTGATTTTAACCCGGAGAATCCTTCTAGCCCATATTTTGAACTGCTGACACCGATGAAGAAAGTGCAAATCAGTGCAACTTACTCAGGAGTAACATATCCAATATTTTCAGGCTTTATTACTTCCTATGTGAACAGTCAGCCTAAAGACGCAACAGAGGTTGCTTATACAACTATTACAGCTGTAGATGCCCAAAGATTAGCGCAGAATGCCCAGATCTCTACAGTTACTGGTGCTACTGCTGGCAACCTATCCGGCACTAGAGTTAATCAAATCTTAGATCAAATCTCATGGCCTGCAACCATGCGTGATATTGATGCAGGTTTAACTACATTACAAGCAGATCCAGGTACTAACCGAACTTCTTTGAGTGCCTTGCAAACTGTAGCCAATAGTGAGTATGGTGCTGTTTACGTTGATGCCAGTGGCAGTTTTGTTTTTCAGGATAGATCAGTAACTGCAGGATCTGTTGGCGCAACACCTACATTATTTGCTGATGATGGTTCTGGCATTCAATATGCTAATGCTATATGGAAACTAGACGATACTCTTATATTCAATAAGTCAACAGTTACTAGATCAGGCGGTACTGCTCAGGTAGCTACTAATCAAGCTTCAATAGATAAATACTTCTTACATTCATATTTCTTAGATGGCTTACTTATGCAGACCGATGCTGTGGCCCTAGATTATGCCCAGGCTTATACCGCTTCTAGAGCTGAGACTTCCATCCGATGCGATGCCGTTGAACTAGATTTATACACGCCTAATTACAACACAGGAATAATTGCAGCTTTAGACTTGGATTTCTTTGATCCAATCACAGTTATTACCACTCAGCCAGGCGGATCGACTCTAGAAAAGACTTTACAGATTTTCGGAGTAGCTTTTAATATAACCCCGAATAGTTGGAAAACTACGTTCACGACATTAGAGCCAGTTATAGACGCATTTATCCTAAATAATACGATTTATGGCACTTTAGACTATAATGTCCTCAGTTACTAAGGAGATACAATGGCAGCAGGATTAGGGTTTAAGGATTTTCAGACCGGTGAAGTATTAACCGCAGCTGATGTAGATGGCTATTTAATGCAGGGCATCTGGGTATTTGCCAATGCTACAGCTAGAGATGCAGCCGTTACATCACCACAAGAAGGTAATTTTGCTTACCTCAAAGACACCAACGTTACAACTTATTACACCGGTAGTGCTTGGACTAACTTAGATACAACAGGCATGACTAATCCAATGACCACTACAGGCGATACTATTTATTCTTCTAGTGGATCTACACCAGCGAGACTTGGCATCGGATCTACTGGTCAAGTATTAACAGTCGCAGGTGGTGTACCAACCTGGGCAACTCCAGCAGCTGGTGGTGGTGGAAAAGTGTTGCAAGTTGTACAAGCAACTTATGATACAGCTGTAACAGTTACATCTACAACTCAGTCTGATACAGGATTAAGTTGCAGTATTACGCCAAGTTCAACATCATCTAGAATTTTAATTTTAGTAACTCAATTTTTTACTCATTATAGAACTGGTACATTCGTTTCAGGTGGTTGGAGTTTAGTTAGAGGATCAACCAGAATTTTTCCAGATGATGAATTGGGAAATGCTGGTGGATATGCAGACAATGGAACTTCTGTATACAAGGAACTTTATGTAACTCAAAACATATCTTATGTAGATAGTCCTGCTACAACTTCATCCACAACATATAAAACACAAATGAGAGTTAATATAGCAACAGGTTCAGCTGGAATTGTTGCTCAAAATGATACGACAAAAGCATCAATGATATTAATGGAAATAGGTGCATAATGAATGAATTAGTAAAAGCAATTAAATTATTAAAACCTACTAGCGAATTTAGATTAGTTGGTAATGATTATTCAAACATAGAATGGATTGTATTAGATGGAGATGCGCCTACTGAAGTTGAAATTACTGAGGCAATAGAACGAGTTAAAGCCGAAGAAATAAACGAAGTGCAATCAAGAGCAACTCAACGTCAAGCAATTTTAGATCGCTTAGGTATTACAGCTGAGGAAGCCGCTTTACTTCTTTCATAATGAAGCCATGGTTATCTGCAGCTGGAGTAGAGCTTAGAGATGCCGTTGCTACCTGGTATCCGGATCAGCGCACTTCCAATAATGGGTGGCTTGGCGATGCTCGTCATGCTGCCCGCAAATCGGATCATAATCCAGACAGCACCGGATGCGTGCGAGCCATTGATATTGATTCTAGGCTGGATTCATCCGAAGGGCTCTCGGTTTATCTGGCTGACCAGATCAGAATCTGTGCAAAAACCGATAAGCGCATATCTTACGTAATCCATAACGGCATGATCGCTAGCAAGATTCTTAATTTTAAGTGGCGTAAGTATTCAGGATTTAACAAACACACAAAACATATCCACGTTAGCTTTACAAAGGCTGGCGACAAAGATGGCAAAGCGTTTGATATACCACTACTAGGGGGAAAGATATGAAACTTAGCAAAAAACATAAAGCAGCAATTAAGTCATATTTAAGAGCTGTAGCAGCATCAGGTATAACTGTTGCTTTGGCTATTGTTGGCGACATTAAGCCAGAATATGCAATTCTTTTAGGTGCTTTAGTTGCACCCCTAATCAAAGCTATTGATCCTACTTCTGGAAAAGAAGTTGATTATGGCATTGATGCGAAATGACACCGGCAGAGTGGGCTGGCTTTGGGGCTGGCGTATGCGCGGTATTAACAAGTTTATTAGTGGGTCTGCGCTTTCTTATTAAAGGCTGGCTGAACGAGTTACGACCTAACGGTGGCTCTAGCATGAAAGATCAGTTAACTAGATTAGAGCAGCGTGTTGATGATCTATTTTCTATGATGAGTAAGCGACAATAATCACATGGCTAATACACGTAAGCGAAAGAAGATTAATAGGCGCGTGGTGCGTAAATCACCCGATCCTTTATCTAAGCTAGAAGTTTTCTATATTTGTAAGCATGAGATGTACAAGGCTGCACGCAAGGCGGGATTTAGTGAGCCGCTTGCACTGGCTTTAATGGATAGTCCTTTATCTATGCCTGATTGGGTAGTCGGCGAAGGCGGCATTATCCCATCTATTCCTACTCCAGATGAGGATGAAGATTAAGCGATACTTAGTAATAAGTGATCTGCAAATACCATTCCACCATGAGGTGGCTGTAAAGAACGTTATCAAGTTAGCAC